GGCGCGTTTCACGACGACCTCCGTCGGTGGCAAGAACGCCGTGAAGGCGTTGGCGCTGGCCGTGGCCGAGCAGGCTGAGAAGGATCAGTCGCGCATCGTGCCGCTGGTGACGCTGGGCAAGGCGTCGTACAAGCACAAGAGCTACGGCACCATCTACACCCCTGACTTCCAAGTCAAGGAGTGGGTGACGCTCGACGGTCCTGCCGAGGCCGACGCTGACGCCGATGAGGCGCCAGCCGACGAGCCGAAGCGTCGCCGTCGGGTCGCTGCGTAAGCAGGGGGGCGGGGCTTCGGCCCCGTCTTTTACTATGAGCAACAGAGCGTATTACGGCAAGATCGGCGTAGCAACGCTGTCGTCTGAAGTAAGGGATATTTGGTACAGCCGCCATAAAGAACCAGACGACGAACCACCCTCAGAAAAGTGGTCGTTTGAGTATGAAGATCGGTTGGATGAGCGCGTTGAAAATGCCGAGTTGCTAGGCAAACTTCTTGCCTGCACGGAATTAACCGCAAGAGATCGTCTGATATTGCATTGCATTTGTGTGCAAGGCATGACAGAGAGCGAAGTAGGTGCTTGCTTGAGCATCACTAGATCGCGGGTACACCAACTGCTCCACCGCACGTTGCGGCTGTTGCGCTTAAAAGCAAACGATGTGATTGGTAAACGGCCTGACATTTCTGGCTTTTATGAGGGGGACGTGCTGACATGGCGCGCTTGGTGCCGACTACAGCAAGAAAACCGTGAGTTTGCGAAGCGGAATCAGTTGTGATCTGGATCGACTTCGAAACCCGCAGCGAGTGCGACCTGCCCGCTCGCGGCGTGTACAACTACGCCCGCGATCCGTCCACCCGCGTGCTGTGCCTGGCGTGGGCGCTGGACGACGGCGAGGTGAGTGTCTGGACGCCGGGGCAAGAGTTCCCCATGCCCGTCACCCGTGCGGTGCTGGCCGGTGACCGCATCTACGCCCACAACGCCGCGTTCGAGCGGCTGATCTGGTCGTATGTGCTGGGGCCTGACCACGGCGTGCCGGTGCCCAAGCTGGAGCAGTTCTATTGCACCGCGACGCAGGCCCGCGCTAACTGCGCCCCAGGCTCGTTGGAGGACGTGGGGCGCTTCGCGGGCGCTGACATGCGCAAGGATCACCGTGGCAACGTGCTGGTGCGCAAGTGCTGTTGCCCGCCGTTCAAGCACACCGAGCAGGACATGCAGGACTTGTTCGCGTACTGCGCCCAAGACGTGCGCGCCATGCGCGCTATCTCGAAGGCGATGCGGCCCCTGTCGGACGACGAGCTGGCCGACTACCACACGAACGAGCGCATCAACGACCGTGGGGTGCTGGTGGACGTGCCGCTGGCGCAGGCCGCGCAGCGGTACGCCGACGTCGAACTGCAAGAGATCCAGCACCGTGTCGTCGAGGTGACGGCTGGGGCCGTGCCGAGCGTGCGCTCACCGCGTATGCGCGCCTGGGTGCTGGAGCGCCTCGGGCCGCAGGCGCGCAAGCTCTGCGTCGTCCATAAGGACGGCGAATCGAAGGATTCGATTGACAAATCAGTGCGGGCGTCGCTGCTGGCGCTCGCGGAGGAAGACCATGAAGAAGTCCCGCCCGACGTGGCCGAAGTCATCCAAGCGGCTGACGACCTGTGGGCTTCGTCCGTCGCTAAGTTCGAGCGTATGGCCAACCTTGCGGATGAGGAAGATAGTCGTGTCCGTGGGGCGTTCGTCTTTGCTGGCGGCTCTGCCACTGGCCGCGCGTCAAGCTACGGGTTGCAGGTCCACAATTTCCCCCGCAAGAGCGCCAGCGACGCGCAAGCCGTCCGCCATGCGATGGTGCGCGGACATCAGATCGTTCCTGCGTTCGGCAAGCGCACGACCGACGTCCTGAAGGGTATGCTACGGCCTGCGCTGGTCCCTCGCGCAGGGCACACTTTTGTCGTTGCGGACTGGTCCGCTATCGAAGGCCGCGTCCACCCGTGGCTGTCCAACTGCGCCAGCGGCGAGGCTAAGCTGGACGTGTTCCGCTCCAAACTGGACCCGTACAAGGTCAACGCCGCCGCCACGTTCGGCGTGCGGTACGAGGACGTCACCGGCGACCAGCGTCAGGTTGGCAAAGTCCAAGAACTCGCGCTGGGGTTCCTCGGCGGCCCTGGCGCGTTCGAGACGTTCGGGCGCATCTACGGCGTGCGGCTGACGGATGCCGAGGTGGCCCGCGCCGTCAACGGCTGGCGCAGGGCGAATCCGTGGGCGATGGCGCACGGGCAGGCGCTGGAGGCCGCGTACACACGCGCCATGCGCCATCCGGGTAAGGAGTTTCCCGCAGGCCGCGTGGTCTATCTGTTCGACAAGCAGCACCTCTGGTACGCTCTTCCTTCCGGTCGCGTGCTGTGCTATCCCTTTGCGCGATTGGAGGACGAGGGCGTCACCTATGCCAAGGCGGCGTGGAAGCCAGCAGCAGATGCGAAGGAATGGCCCCGTGGTCGCCTCTGGCGTGGGCTTGCGTGCGAGAACATCACCCAAGCCTCAGCGAATGATGTGCTGCGTCACGCGCTGCGGGCGCTGGAGCCGCACGGCGTGGTTCTGCACGTTCACGACGAAATCGTGGTGGAAACTCCCGAACCTGACCGGGTGCTGTCACTGATGCGCGAGGTGATGACGACCGCGCCAGCGTGGGCGCAGGGCCTGCCGCTGGACATCGACATCAAGGTGATGGACCGCTACGGCAAAGGCTGAAACAAAAACGCCCGGCGGGGCCGCCGGGCGTTTCACTCAACCCAAGGAGAGAACAATTGACGTTTGAATCTTACCTCGAATCGCTGGCAGCGGAAGGGGAGACCCTTCTCTACGTGTTGCAAAAGCCACTGCAGCCCGTCAGCTTCCACGCCGATGGCGCGATCAAGGCCACATGGCCGGCGTTCTTGCCGGGAAAGAAACGCCGTGAGGGGCAGGCGTGGTACGCGAACACTGCCGCTTTCATCACCGACCGCATGACCGAGCGCGTGAGCGCGGCGGCGGCCAACTGCGAATTCGTGCTGGTGATGGTACTGGACGACATCGGCACCAAATCGAAGACGCCGCCGCTGGAGCCGACGTGGAAGATGGAGACGTCGCCGGGGAACTACCAATGGGGCTATGCGTTCGAGTTCGACGCGCAGCCGAGGAAGGGCGAGTTTGCCGCTGCGATCAGGGCCATCGCCGACGCCGGTTACACGGACCCAGGTGCCTGCAACCCGGTCCGCAACTTCCGTCTGCCTGGGTCGGTCAACTTGAAGCAGAACCGTGATGGGTTCGTGTCGCGTCTGGTGGAGTTCGCGCCCGAGCGCACGTTCACCCTCGCGCAGATATGCGATGCGCTGGGCGTGACGCCCGGCCCGGTGGAGGGCGACGGCCCCCGCCCCATGCGCGTGCGCGATGACGGCGGCGATGACGTCTTCGCGTGGCTGAACGAGCAGGGGATGGTTTATAGCCGGCCTAACGGCGAGGGCTGGGCGGGCGTGCTGTGCCCGAACGCCGAGGAGCATACCGACGGCTCGCCCGAGGGCCGTTACAACCCCGCCTTACGCGCGTTCTGCTGCCTGCACGGCCATTGCACCGAGTGGGGCAGTGAGCGTTTCCTGACGTGGGTCACTTCGAAGGGCGGGCCGTCGCAGACGTCCGGCATCCGCGAGGAGTTGGTCAGCGCGCTGCTGAAGGGGGCGTTGCCGACGCCGACGCCTGAGCAGGCGGCCGACGCTCAGGCCGTGATCGCCGAGGTGGAGCGCCGCGAGGCGGGGCGCCTCGAACAGGCGCAGTGGTATGAGCGCTTTGCGTACCTGCTGGCCGATGACGGGTACTTCGACCTGATCGAGCGTAAGCAGTATTCGCGCAATAACTTCAACGCCGTGTTCCGTCACGTCGCGTGCCTGTCAGTCCACCTGACGGCCGCAGGCAAGCGCCGCCGGGTCGAGGCGTCGGTCAGCTTCGACGAGAACCGCGTGGCGATGGGCGCCCAGGTGCTGCAGGGCGTGACCTACGCGGCCGGCGAGGACGTGATGGTGACGCGCGCCGGCGACGTGTTCGCTAACCTCTGGCGCAACGCCCGGCCGGCCGGCGCGCCTGGGCAGGACGTCCGCCCCTGGCTTCGCCACGTCCAGCGGATGGTGCCCGATGACGCCGAGCGCGAGCACTTGCTGAACTGGATGGCGTTCAAGGTGCAATATCCGGCGGTGAAGATCAATCACGGCGTGTTGCACGGCGGGACGCCGGGGTCCGGCAAGGATACGCTGTGGGAGCCGTTCCTGTACGCGATCGGCGGCCGGTCGCGGGAAAACATCGCCTTAGTCCGCAACGAGGAGATCAACAGTAGCTGGGGCTACTCGCTCATGTGCGAGGTGCTGGTCGTCAACGAGCTGCGCCAGGCCGACGCTGTGGACCGTCGCGGGCTGGAGAACCGCCTTAAGCCCCTGCTCGCGGCGCCCCCGGAGCTGTTATCGGTCAACCGTAAGGGCTTGCACCCGTTTGATCTGCCTAACCGCCTCGGCGTGGTGGCGTTCTCGAACGAGCGTATGGCCATTACGTTACCGTCCGACGATCGCCGATGGTTTGTCCTATGGTCGCACGCCGGGCGGATGCCCGAGGTCGAGGCGGTGGCGCTTTGGGGATGGTATGAGGCCGGCGGCCGCGATGCGGTGGCCGGGTGGCTGGCTGCGCGTGACGTCAGCGCCTGGAACCCTGCGGCGCCGCCGATGGTGACCGAGGCGAAGGCCGCGATGGTGTCGGCCGGCATGTCGGCATCCGAGGCCATCATCTGCCAGATGATGCAGGACCGGCAGGGGGAATTCTCGCGCGGCGCCGTGATGGGGCCGTGGCAGCCCCTATGCGACCGTTTGGGCGCCTTTATGCCGGCCGGGGTACGGTGCAGCCCCATGACGCTATTTCACGCCGCCAGAGAGGCCGGATGGGTTGATATCGGCCGCGTGAAGACGATCGAGCACCCTTCGAGGGTGCATATCCTCGTGGCGGCCGAGATTCTGGAAAAGATGGGTTCTCACTCCGATATCCGCCGGATGCTGGCGGCGCCGGCCGCGACCGTATCACCACTGGCGCCCCTGGCCCGCGTGAAGTGAAAAAAAAGGCCCGCCGGGTGGCGGGCCTGAAACTTCTAGGGAGACGTGACGCGGGTTTCCCCGCGCCGCGATCATAGGTCCAATAGGACCGCTAGCGCAAGCGCTAGCGCGATGGCCAGTAGGGCGAGGATCACTCGATCACCTCCACCTCCACGGTGTCGGGCGCCCATGACGCGGGCTTGTCCGGCAGTGGCGCGTACAGGGCCAGGTGCGCTTGGTCGGCGTGATAAGGGTAGGCGTTGATTCCCCCGCGGCGCCCCGTGTTCAGCTCGAAATAGGCGTCGATGTACTGGCGCGTGGACCAGCTTTCGATCCACTGCGGGTATCGGCGTTTTTCACCCTTAGCGCGCGGCGCCTTTTTGAGGGGCTTGATCTTTTCCAGCGCCGCCCATGACGCGGGCGTGATGTTTGTATAGGTGCTGCGGGCGCCGTCGGGGCGCGTGATAGTGGTCGGCATGATTCAGTCCTCGATGTTGCGCGCGATGCAATACTGATCCACCGCATCCTGCGGGGTCACCCCTGAATGGAAATAGTGGAGTGCCGCTGGCCATTCGATCCGGCCTGATAGCGCGGGTTTGCGCGTGGTCAATAGGTCGTTGAACTGCGCGAGCCATTCGGCCTGGCGCTGGGCTTTCGTTTGTCCAAAGTGTCTACGCATGGTCTGGTCCTCAGAAAGGCGCTTCAGGCGCATTAGGTGGCGGGGTGACGGGCGCGACCGGTGGCCGCGCCAGTGGCGGCGCCGACGGGTAATCCAATAGGCGCGCGGGGAAGGGCCACGGCCGGGCTCGAGGTGGCGCCGGCCGGCGTGCGCCGGGCTCGTGGTGCATCGGGTTGGAATAAGACATCGTTTCCTCCGGGTTATGCGCGTCCGGGCGGCCGCGCGCGTATGCGGCCGGCGGCCGCATAGGCTCGTGGCCATGGTGACGGGCTAGGCGTTACAGCATCCGCAACATGGGGCGTCCTCACATAGTCCACGCCGGTTCCGATAGAACTCGCGGCCGCCGGACGTCCGCCATATGTCGGACACGCCGCGCGCGATCGACTGGCGGAGATAGCGGCCGGCGGCCGCTGCAGCATCCGGATCATCGGCCGCGATACCGGGATCGATCGCGTCCGCGATCGCGATATCGGCATCGGTCGCATCGTCGGCCGGCGCCGATGGCGCCGCGCGCGACACGAGGGTATAGCGGCCGCGTCCGGCCGATGCGATAGTGTCTCCAGGGCGGATAGCGGCGCCGGTAGCGCTGCAGCGGCCGGGATAGCGTGCGGTAAAGGGCATGATGTCAGTCCTCCCAAACGTTAGGTGCGCGCTCCAATAGCGCTATCGTGCGCGCGTCCGTGATTTCCTCCCATCCGCCGGGCTTGAACCATCGGCCGGCGTGCTCGTGCGCAAGCTGGCGGCCGTGCTCGATCGTGGACCGATTTAAGGTCCATCCGGAATCAGTCGGGTTCAAATGTTGGGGTTGCACTTCGTACACTGCGAGCGCGCCGGACGATAGGCGCGCCTGAAAGATGGAATTCGACAGTACGGGCATGTTAGGTTCTCCTCAGACAGTTGCGAAGTGGCGCGCCATGGCGCCGTGAACGATGATGGCCACACTGGCTTGAGTGGCGCCGCGCGGCGCGCCGTCGCATGCCCTGCAGCTGATGCATTGGCGTTTGAACCCGCCTTCATCCGATGCGGGACAAACTATCTCGCGCGCGCCTAGCGTCTCGTCGGCGCTCCGGACGCGGAACGTCCGCCAGCCCATGGCGCGCGCGACGTCGCGGTCGGCCGCACTATCGGCGGACGCCATAACCATCGTCCGCAGTCCGCGCGCAAAGTACCGGCGCCACTGATGGGTGTAACCCGTATGGCCGGCCGCGCGCGCAATCAGCGCGCGCCAATGGCGCGCCGGTATCGCGGCCGGATCACCATAGGATCCGATGCGGACGGCGCGGCCGACTAGCATGCGCGCGCCGTCGGCCGGACTGAGCATCGGATAAGCGCCGCGCGTCCACGCTGCGAAAACGGATTGGACGGACTTCGCAACGTCGACGTAACACGTCCGCGCGCGGCCGGCGGACTTATCCCCACGATGCGCGCAGTCCCCGCAAATTGAGACGTCCGCGCCGTCGACGATCGCGGATAGCGGCGCCATGTCGGCGCGCAGGATATACGTCTGAACCATGTTCCCCGTTTTGCCGTTCTCGGACTTGAGAACGGCCACGCCGATGATCGGCGCGCCGTCGATTTGAGACGGACCATCATAGAAAACGAAACCGGCCATTGTGAACCCCTAGAAGTGTGTGGATTGTTGGAATCAGAATGCAGCGAACAGAACCCAAACGATGGCCCAAAAGGCGCCGAACGTGACGAGGGCTAGGGCAAAAATGCGGATGTCGGACATGGTGAGCTCCGGTAGGCACTGCGACAATGCAGTGATTGCACTGTAACGGATTGTTGGGCAGTGTGCAAGTGATTCTTTGGGCCATGGCCCATCCGGCCCATCGGCCGGGGCTATGTGCTCAAAAATGAGGCATTTTTCGTGGCCCTTGCATAGCCCATAAACGTGGCCCATTGCTTAAAAATGAGGCAGTGTAGGGGAATGGTAGACAGTGGGATTTTTTAAGTGTAAGGACAACGTAAGGATGGGCTACAGTGAGGATGGGCCCTGGGCTTATGAGTGGGGCTAAGGCGCGATCGAGGGAATGGGCCGGATGGGCTATCGGTTTCTAGATGATTGGCGAATTGAAATAATAGTGTAGTAAGATAGTAGGATATTAGGTAATATTAGAACGACCTGCGCTGCCGATGGCCCATCCAGCCCATCGCGCTAAAACTGCCTCATTTTTAGGCATGCGTCGATAGCCCCGGCGCCCCAAACCCTGGACCGGCGCCGCGACACCCGGCCGCGTGACCACGCGCCAGCGGGGCCATGGCCCATCCGGCCCATGATGCACGCCGACATGCTGGGCCATGGCCCATCCGGCCCATGGGCGCCAGCATGATGCCGACATGCTGGGCCATGGCCCATCCGGCCCATAGGCGCGCAGCGCTGCAGCTGGCGGCCGGCGGCCGCGAGCTTGAAGCGGAGGGGGGGGAGGGGGAGGGCCGGCGGCAAGGGCCAACAAAAACGAAGGGGTCGCACAAAATTTTTTACCCGCAGCTAAACCCAACACCGTCCAACAAAATTGCGCTACCATCCGCGCATGACGTTCAGATCGTTGCCGCTCACGGTGCGCGAGGTCAAGGCGACCGAGGCGTTGTTGGAGCGCTTGTACGCCAGCGCGAAGTTAGGGCTGAAGGGTGACGCACTTGCGCTCAACGCCGGTCTGTTGCCGGTCGAGTTCCGGCGTCTGTGTCAGATGGACCCCATCGCTGAGTTTGCAGTGGCCAAGGGGCACGCGGATGCCGAGGCCGCGATGGCGACCGTTGTGCGCGACGCCGCGCTCGCAGGCGACGCAAAGATGGCGATGGAGTATCTGAAGCACCGTGCGGACTGGACGGCGGCGCAGAAGGTCGAGGTCACAGGCGCGCAGGCGATCAGCATCACCCTGGCGCTGGAGCAGGCCACCGCCCGCGTCAATCAAACCGACGTCATCGACGTCGAGCCGAGCCAGCCCAAGCAGATAGACGTCAGTCACGCGCTGCAGCAGGCGTTGCAGTCAACCAAACCCACCCATGCAAACGATCAAGTATCAGCCCGGCGATGAGCAGCAGTTGATGGTGCGCCTGTGGGCGCCCAGCATTGCCGACGATCCCGAGGCGTTCGTGATGTTCACGTTTCCTTGGGGCGAGGCGAACACGCCGCTGGCCAAGCACAAAGGCCCGCGCAAGTGGCAGCGCGAGGTGCTGCGCGAGATGGCGGCGCACATCAAGAACAACCGCCCGAAAGAGGCGTTCGAGGTGTTTCGGCTGTCGGTGGCCTCAGGGCGCGGGATCGGTAAGTCGGCCCTCGTGTCCTGGCTCGTGCTGTGGATGCTGTCCACCAAAATCGGCGCGAGTGTCATGGTCAGCGCCAACAGCGAGGCGCAGCTACGCAGCGTCACTTGGTCGGAGATCACCAAGTGGTTGGCGATGTCGATTAACAGCCACTGGTTTGAGATCAGCGCCACGCGCATCACGCCGGCCAAGTGGCTGACCGATCTGGTCGAGCGTGACCTGCGCAAAGGCACGCGGTACTGGGGCGCTGAAGGTAGGCTGTGGAGCGAAGAGAACCCGGACGCTTACGCCGGTCTGCACAACGTCGATGGGGTGATGCTGATCTTTGACGAGGCGTCGGGTATCCCGGACACCATCTGGCAGGTCGCGCAGGGCTTCTTTTCGGAGAACACGCCGCATAGGTTCTGGTGCGCGTTCAGCAACCCGCGTCGTCCGCAGGGGTACTTCTACGAGTGCTTCCACGGCAAGCGCGACTTCTGGCGCACGAAGCAAGTGGACAGCCGCACGGTCGAGGACACCGACAAGCAGGTCTACGACCAGATCATTGCGGAGTACGGCGAGGACAGCCCGCAGGCGAAGATCGAGGTGTACGGTGAGTTTCCGTCACTCGGCGACGGTCAGTTTATCGGGCCGACGCTGGTTGATCAGGCGTTCAAGCGGCCTAGGTACAAAGACCCCGAGGCACCTATCGTCATCGGCGTCGATCCGGCGCGATCAGGAGCCGACTCGACCGTCATTGCGGTCAGGCAGGGGCGCGATCTGGTGGAGCTGCGGCGCTACCGGGGCGACGACACGATGACGGTGGTGGGGCACGTCATCGAGGCGATAGAGGACTTCAAGCCGGCGCTGACGGTCATCGACGAGGGCGGGCTGGGGTACGGCATCCTTGACCGGCTGGTGGAACAGCGGTATAAGGTGCGCGGGGTGAATTTTGGCTGGAAGGCCAAAAACAGTATCATGTGGGGTAACAAGCGGGCCGAACTCTGGGGCGCGATGCGGGAATGGCTGAAAACAGCCAGCATGACCGAGGACAGGCAGCTAAAAGCCGACCTGACCGGCCCCCAGACCAAGCCTGACAGCAGCGGGACGATCTTTTTGGAGTCGAAAAAGGACATGAAATCGCGTGGCCTTGCCTCTCCAGACGCCGCAGACGCCATCGCGGTGACGTTCGCGTTCCCGGTGGCCACCCGCGAAGCGCGTGAGAGGCCCAGAACGCTCGTCACAGGGTCTAGAATTGGCGCGTCAGCGTCATGGATGGGGGCGTAAACCCGTGGCCACGAAAAAGTCAGTCTCTTTGAGCGTCGGGCGCGGCGAAAAGCTGCCCGTCAGCAAGGGCGCGGGGCTGACGGCCAAGGGCCGCGAGAAGTACAACCGCGAAACGGGCTCCAACCTCAAGGCGCCAGCGCCAAACCCCAAGACCGAGGCCGACAAAGGCCGCAAAGCGTCGTTTTGCGCCCGCATGGGGTCCGTAGCGGCCAAGGCCAAAGACGGCGAACGCGCTAAAGCGGCGCTCAAACGGTGGAAGTGCTGAAAATGGCTACCAAACCAGGGCTCTACAGTAATATTCACGCCAAACGCGAGCGCATTAAAGCCGGTTCTGGTGAGAAAATGCGCAAACCGGGCACTCCGGGCGCGCCGACGGCCAAAGCCTTCCGCGAGTCGGCCAAAACGGCTAAACCGAAGGGGAAGTAACATGCCTCTCGTCAAATCGGCCTCTAAAGAGGCGTTTCGCAAGAACGTGAAGGCCGAGATGGCTGCTGGCAAGCCTCAAAAACAGGCTGTAGCCATTGCCTACAGCACGCAGCGCGAGGCCGCAAAGAAGTCGGGCGCCAAGCCCATGCCCAGGAGCAAGAAATGAAGTCCACCACGCAGCAGATTCGCATGATCGAGGCCAAGCAGCCCAAAGTCAGCAACGGCGGTATGCCGGCGCGCAACACGCCGACCAACGCCCACATGGCCATGTGCAGCGGTAAGAACGACGGCAGCGTCAACGTCAAGGCGACGGTGGCCAAGGTTCTGAGCAAGATCAAGTGACATGGCTGACTACACCGGGATAAACGCCGTAGCGGCTGTCGCCGTTGGCGGCTCGGCCAAGGACAAAACGGACTCCGACGTGCTGGCCACAGCACGTTCGCGGCTGTCGATGGCCATCTCGGCGTATTCTGAATCGCGGGAAGATCAGCTCGACGACCTGCGGTTCTACGCAGGCAGCCCGGACAACAACTGGCAATGGCCAGCGGACGTGCTGGCCACACGCGGCGCGGTGCAAGGGCAGACGATCAACGCCCGGCCCTGCCTGACGATCAACAAGTTGCCGCAGCACGTCCGACAGGTCACAAACGACCAGCGGATGAACCGCCCGATGGGCAAGGTCATTCCGGCGGACGACAAAGCGGACATCGAGGTCGCGGAAATCTTCAACGGCCTTGTGCGGCACATCGAGTACATCTCCGACGCCGACGTCGCCTACGACACTGCGTGCGAAAACCAAGTCTCTTACGGCGAGGGCTACATCCGGCTGCTGACGGAGTATTGCGACGAGGACACGTTCGATCAGGACATCAAGATCGGGCGCATTCGCAACTCGTTCAGCGTCTACATGGACCCCACCATCCAAGACCCGTGCGGGGCGGATGCGAAGTGGTGCTTCATCACCGAAGACCTGACAAAAGAAGAGTACGAGCGCCTGTACCCGAACGCCGCGCCGATGTCTACGCTGATGAGCCTGGGTGTGGGCGACCAGTCGATCAGTCAGTGGTTGAATGAAAACACGGTGCGGATTGCGGAGTATTTCTACATCGAGTACAGCCGCGAGAAGCTGCACCTGTACCCGAACGGGCAGTCGGTGTTTGCCAACACGCCAGAAGACCGCGACTTAAAGGCGATTTACGGCAAGCCGTTGCGCAGCCGCGAGGCCGACCGCAAGCGCATCAAGTGGTGCAAGATCAACGGCTACGAAATTCTTGAAGAGCAGGAGTGGGCCGGCAAGTACATCCCGGTCGTGCGAGTCGTTGGTAACGAATTTGAGGTCGAGGGTCGCATCTACGTCAGCGGTCTGGTGCGCAACGCCAAAGACGCGCAGCGCATGTACAACTACTGGACGAGCCAAGAGGCAGAGATGCTGGCGCTGGCTCCAAAAGCGCCTTTCATTGGATACGGTGGCCAGTTTGAAGGCTACGAGATGCAATGGAAGACGGCCAACACGCAGAACTGGCCGTACCTTGAGGTCAACCCTGATGTGACCGACGGCTCCGGCGCCGTGCTGCCGCTGCCGATGCGTGCTCAGCCGCCGATGGCTCAAACGGGCCTGATTCAGGCCAAGATGGGCGCCTCGGAGGACTTGAAGGCCGTCACGGGGCAGTACAACGCCTCGTTGGGGATGCAGTCCAACGAGCGTTCGGGCAAGGCGATCCTCGCCCGCCAGCGCGAGGGCGACGTCGGCACCTACCACTACGGCGACAACCTGGCGCGGGCCATCCGGCACATCGTGCGTCAGATTGTCGATCTGGCACCGAAGATTTACGACACGCAGCGTATCTTGCGCATCGTTGGCGAAGACGGCGAGACGGAGATGGTAGAGGTCGATCCGACTCAGCCAGAGCCCGTGCGCAAGATGGTCAATGAGCAAGGCGTGGTGATGCGCAAGGTCTACAACCCCGGCGTGGGTAAGTACGACGTGCGTATCGTGACGGGTCCGGGCTATGCGACCAAGCGCCAAGAAGCGCTGGAGGCGATGGCTCAGTTGCTGCAGACCAACCCGCAACTGTGGGCGGTGGCGGGTGACTTGTTCGTCAAGAACATGGACTGGCCGGGCGCACAGCAGTTGGCCAAGCGCTTCGCACGCACCATCGACCCGAAGCTGATGGAAGACGGCGACAACAACCCGGCGCTGCAGGCAGCTCAGATGCAGATGCAGGCGATGGCCGCCGAGATGGAGCAGATGTTCAACATGCTCCAGAACGTCAATCAGAGCATGGAAGCCCGCGACCTGATGATCAAGGAGTTCGAGGCCAAGATCAAGGCGTATCAGGCTGAAACGGCTCGAATCAGCGCGGTGCAGGCCGGTATGTCGCCTGAGCAGATTCAGGACATCGTAATGGGCACGATTGCTGCGGCAATGGACACTGGCGACATCGTGGCCGGCTCGCCTCAGATGCGGCAGACGCCTATCGTTCCTGAAATGCCGCAAGGAGGTATGCAGTGAGCTGTGCGGACTTTATTGGCACGCTGTTTTTGGCGCGGGACGTTGCGCACAGCGTGCATTTAAACACTCGGTCGTTTGCCAAGCACTCGGCGCTCAACGAGTTCTACGACGGCATTGTCGATCTGGCGGACAAGTTTGCCGAGGCGTATCAAGGGCGGCACGGGCTGATCGGCCCGATCTCCTTGATGAGCGCCAAAAAGACTGGCAACATCGTGGAGTTTTTGGAGGACTCGTTGGCTGACGTCGAAAAGATGCGCTACGAGGTCTGCAAGAAAGACGACACGCCGTTGCAGAACATCATCGACGAGATCGTGGGGCTGTATTTGAGCAGCCTGTACAAGCTGAAGTTTTTGGCATAAGGACGCATCATGGGCCTGAAATACACCACCAACTGCTTGGGCTACCAGCAGATTACTTCGTTGTCGGCTTCGACCGGGCTGACGGTGCCGGCTGGCGCCACGCGGGCCATCATCATTGCCGAGTCGCAAGGCGTGCGTTGGCGGGACGACGGCACGGCTCCGACGGCCAGTGTCGGTATGCCTTTGCCGGTGCTGGTGACGTTGAGCTATGACGGCGACCTGAGCCGTATTCGGTTTATCCAACAAGCAGCCAGCGCCACGCTAAACGTGAGCTATTACGCATGATTGAGCAGTACACCTCACCAGTCGCTGTCAACAACAGCCAAGAGCCCTGGCTCGTGGGCGAGGGTGTTGTTGTGTCCGGCGGTGTGGCCATACCGTCGTTGGACTTTAATTTCATTACCGGCGGGCTGCCGGGCACGGTTACTTTCACCCGCGCCAGCACAGCGACGTACTTCAACTCTGCGGGCACGCTGACCAGCGCCGCCATTAATGAAGCTCGTTTTGACTACAACCCCTCCACCCTGGCGGCTCGGGGTCTGCTGATTGAGGAGCAGAGGGCGAATAACTACACATACAGCGCAACTTTTGACGACCCTGTTTGGACAAAAACGCGTTCAAGCATTACGGCCAACACAGTTGTTTCGCCAGACGGCGAATCAAATGGTGACAAGTTGGTTGAAGACACCACAGCGTCTAGCACACATACAATTGCCCAATTATCTTCATTTGTATCTGGTACAACGTACACATACTCAATATTTGTTAAACAAGGGGAACGAACAGCGGTTCGCATTTTGTTCCCTGCCGCTGCGTTTACTAGCAATTTAACCGCCAATTTTGATATATCAACAGGGGCATGGCGCACAACATCCCCTTCGCCGTCAGCAGGTTTAACTCTTGCGGTTCAAACCATAAATAATGGCTGGTACAGAATCAGTGTAACGGCAACCGCAACAACAACAGCTTCGTCAACCATATTGTTGTATCTGTTGGATTTGCCAAGTAGTACGGGTTCATACACCGGCAACGGCACTTCCGGCCTATTCCTGTGGGGCGCTCAACTCGAAGCCGGAGCCTTCCCCACCAGCTACATCCCCACCGTCGCCACCGCGCTCACCCGCTCGACTGATGTGGCGACAGTGAATACGTTGACGCCTTGGTTTAATGCGACTGAAGGAACTCTGTTTGCTCAGGCGGAGGTACCTGTAATTACGCAGACAGGCAGGACAATGGCGTCTATTGGCAGGGCGGTTGCGAGTGCTTATGAATTAATCCTCAACATAACAAGCACCGGGGCGCCTGGGTTACCAGTGGCAACTATTCTTGCGTCTACAACTCAGTTTCAATATCAGCCAACGCCTGAACGATTTAGCACTAAAGGCGCTTTGGCGTATAAAGAAAATGATTCGCAAGCTGCTTTTGACGGCACAGCCAGCGCCACAGATACAAGCGTCACCTTGCCGGATCTGTTGGCTACACTTTATATTGGCAAACGAGACGACATTACCCCGCTAAACGGCTGGCTTAAGCGCGTGACTTATTACCCCCGTCGCCTGAGTCAAGCAGAACTCGAAAGCATCACAGCGTAAGGAACAGCCATGTACACCGACTACTTCCTGCGTTTTGCTGACGAGGCCGAGGCCAACGGCGTGCTGTTCGAGGGCGACGGCGAAGAGCGCCGAGCCAAGTACACCGCTGTCGATGTCATCGGCACGATCTACAAGCCCACGGGCAAGGTGCTGCCTGCCCCGGACGGCAGCGGTGACGCGGTGGACGAGATGGCTCCGGTCGAAGGGTGGCATGTTAATATTAGACACACTGCCGACGCTCCAGAATTGGAGGCTTTCCAAGTTTTCCCTGCAACACCTGCAAGGATGTGGGCGTAAATCATGGCTGATAAAAAAGTCTCGGATCTTCCGTCGCTTAATGGCGCAGATGTTGATCCTGCCGATCTGCTGTACATCGTGGACTCGTCGGCAGGTGCTGCCGGGTCCAAGAAGATCACCGTCGGCCAGTATCAACTGGCGCCGGTGTCGGGCGGCACGGCCAACACGGTTGTCTATCTGAACGGCAGCAAGGTCGAGTCCAGCAGCTCGGCGCTGACGTTTGACGGCACGAACCTCGGGGTTGGGACGAGTTCGCCGGGAACAAAACTAGATGTGGTTGGAATTGTTCAGTCAAACAACGGATTTCAAGTTACTGGCGGTTCTACAACTATCAATACGGGCATTTGGGGAACTGCGGGAGTGTTGGCTTTCAACACCGGAAGCACCGAACGCATGCGCCTCGACTCCTCCGGCAACCTCGGGATTGGGACGAGTTCGCCGACGACTAAGCTGGACATTAGCTCCAACTCAACAACCACGCTGCGCGTCAATCGCTTGGGGGTTGCGGACGTTTATCTGACTGCTGGGGCGAATGGAATCTATGGGCTGGACACCGCGTCCACCAACTTGCATTTCGGAGTCAGCAACAGCCTGAAGATGACCCTCGACTCCTCCGGCAACCTCGGCCTGGGGGTGACGCCGAGTGCTTGGCTTTCCGGTGGCTACATTGATTTCCCTGGCAACGGTTCTATCGGAAATGGAAGTACCTATAGTTCTAACACCAACACCGTTGGCTTAAACACTTATTACGGAAGTGGGCAATGGCGCTATAAAACATCCGGATTGGCGGCGCAAAGGTTTGGTTTAGAAAACGGCGCGTTTACTTGGTACATCGCCCCCTCCGGCACCGCAGGCAACGCGATCAGCTTCACGCAGGCCATGACGCTGACGAGTGGGGGCGAATTGCTGGTGGGGACGACGACAACCCCAACCTCTTCAAACGCGGGATTTATCTTAGCCAAGGATGCTAGTGGCACATACCTGCGAAATGCCTGCACCATCACAACCTCCCGCACGCACTTTGAGTTTGTCAACGGAAACGGGACGGTAGGCAGCATCTCTACAAACGGGTCTGCCACTGCGTTCAATACATCCTCAGACCGCCGACTCAAAGAAAACATCCAGCCTGCTGCCAATGCAGCACCCGTGATTGACGCGATTGAAATCGTCCAACACGACTGGAAAGCTGGCGGGCATACACGGTTTGGTGTCATCGCCCAAGACTTGCACGCAGTAGCCCCGGAGGCCGTCACTCCTGGCGATGACGGCGACGAAATTGAGCGTACTTGGGGCGTGGACTACTCCAAGCTGGTCCCGATGCTCATCAAGGAAATCCAATCTCTCCGCGCCCGTGTTGCGGCGCTGGAGGCCAAGTGATACTATGTAAACGTACTGGCCCGTTGACCAGGGGTTCTTCGGAATCGTGATGGACACAAATCCAGAAGTTGTAGCGGAGATCGACACCGCGCCGGCACCGGACGCAACGGCTGCGCCCGAGATGCCTGTGGTTCAAGAGGCCACGTCAGAATCGCCGGAAGAAAAGCCAGCATCGAAGACGTTTACTCAAGAAGAGTTAGACGCCATCGTTGCAAAACGGCTTGCAAGAGAGCAGCGTAAGTGGGAAAGAGAGCGGGTACAGCAGCCCGCGCCGAAGCCAGCCACGCCCCCGTCAGCGGATCAGTTTGAGTCTACGGAAGCCTACGCAGATGCGTTAGCGCTTCAAAAGGCTGAACAACTGCTTGCGCAACGCGAGGCGCAGAAGCGTCAGGCAGAAATGCTGGAGGCTTATCAGGACCGCGAAGAGCAAGCTCGGGAAAAGTACGAAGACTTTGAACAAGTCGCGTTGAACCCCAAGTTGCCGATCACGAACGTGATGGCTGAAACGATCCGCGCTTCAGATATAGGCCCTGACGTAGCTTATTACCTCGGTGCCAACCCTAAGGAAGCGGAACGCATCTCCCGACTGTCGCCAATTTTGCAAGCCAAGGAGATTGGAAAGATCGAGGTCAAAGTGGCCTCGGAACCTCCGGTCAAGAAAACCACTTCTGCACCTGCACCGCTGCGTCCGGTGTCGGCGCGGGCCTCAACCACAGGTGTCATTGACACCACGGACCCAAGGTCAATCAAGTCCTTGAGCACGTCAGAGTGGATTGAAGCCGAGCGCCAGCGCCAGATTCGGAAGTTGCAGGCCCAGGCCCGTTAATTTGAAAGGACTTTGATCATGGCGAATAGCCTGCTTACCATTGACATGATCACGAGGAAGGCTCTGGAGATTAACTAATCGGTCTCCCCTAGGGGTAACCCTAGGAAAAAAACTGTGTGAATTCGGTGGACATCTGTAAAGACAACACCGAACCAAGCCGGGTAACCGGAAGGTGTAACGACTATCCCGAAAGGGAGTACAGCCAAGTGGCTGGAAGCGCACAGCCCCTCGTAAGAGGGTGAAGAGATAGTCTGCTCTGCATGGTGACATGCAGCAGCCCGAAAGGGCGGTCAAGGCGTAACGAACCTTGGCGAACATTTGGCCTAGAGAACAACCTTGTGCTCACCCGCAACGTAAACCGTCAGTACGACGACAGTTTTGCTGTCGAAGGTGCGAAGATTGGTTCGACTCTCCGTATCCGTCTGCCTGACCGCGCTCTGGTCACGGACGGCGCTGCGCTGCAAGTGCAGGACGACAACGAGCAGTTCACCACTCTGGCTGTTTCCACGCAAAAGCATATCGGCGTGAACTTCACGTCCGCCGAATTGACGATGCAGTTGGACGACTTTGCAGAGCGTGTGCTGAAGCCTCGTATCAGCCAGCTTGCCTCCAGCATCGACGCCGACGTCGCCAACGCTTTCAAGAGCATCGGCAACTCGGTGGGCACCCCCGGCACCACGCCGGCTACCTCGCTGGTTCTGCTGCAAGCCCAGCAGAAGCTCAACGAGAACGCCGCTGTGATGTCGCCGCGTTACGCAACCGTAAACCCGGCTGCCAACGCGGGTCTGGTCGAAGGCATGAAGGGCCTCTTCAACCCCACGGACACCATCAGCAAGCAGTTCAAGAACGGCTTGATGGGTACTGGTGTGCTTGGGTACGAAGAGATCAACATGTCTCAGTCGATCAAGCAGTTCACCACCGGCTCGCGCACGGGCGCCATCACGGTTGATGGCACTTACTCCACGCAAGGCGCATCGAAGATCACGCTGAACGGCACCACGGGTAACACCTTGGCTGTCGGCGACGTGTTCACGATTGACAACGTGTACGCGGTGAACCCGCAAACCCGTGAGTCCACTGGCGCGCTGCAGCAGTTCGTGGTTACCGCCGCGAACACCGCTGCTGCCAGCAAGTTCACCGACGTGGAAATCTTCCCGTCGTTGTACACCTCTGCGCACGCGCTGGCGACGATCAACGCCTTCCCGGTAAACTTGGCTACGGTGACGTTCATTGGCTCTGCCAGCACGACGTACCCGCAGAACCTCGTGTACCACAAGGACGCGATCACGTTTGCGACCGCTGACCTGCTGCTGCCGCAAGGCGTTGACATGGCCGCTCGCGCTGTCCACAACGGCATCTCGCTGCGTGTCGTGCGCCAGTACGACATCAACAACGACCGTATGCCGTGCCGGATTGACGTGCTGTATGGCTACAGCGTCATTCGTCCGCAAATGGCTTGCCGCCTCTGGGGGTAATTCATGTCGTACACCAAGCCTATTGGTGTCGCGTATGAAGACCAAGACCTTGACGACGCGACCATTGGCAAGTCTGCCAGTGCCGGCGGCAAGGTCGGTTTCTACGGTAAGACGCCTGTTACTCAACGCGCTGCGGCTGTGCAAGCCGCGTCTGTGGTGTCGGCTTCGTCCTACATCACGGTTGGTTCTAACCTGGCAGCTTGGGCTGCCGAAGTGAACGCCACTCTCACGGGCCTCGGTCTGTGGAAGGGCGGGGCTTAATTCGGAAAGGAAACTATCATGGCTCTCCCCAAAGTCGGTGACGGCTACCAAGTCGGCGACGGCAACCGCGACGAAACCCTGAACGTTGGCGCGGGTACGCAACCTGTCGAAGTGGCGCAGACTGGCGCAACTCTCGGCTTTTATGGCAAGACCCCCGCTGCCCAGCGCGCTGCGGCCATCCAGGCCGCATCCGTGGTGTCTGCTTCGTCTTACATCTCTGTGGCCAGCAACCTTGCTGCGTGGGCCGCTGAAGTGAGCGCGACGCTGACCGGCTTGGGCCTGTGGAAAGGCGCGGCCTAAGTGACGAAAAAGGTTGTCTTCTGCCTGCCCACGGTTAAACGACCGTACCAGCAGTGTCTTGATAGCATCGAGGCGTCCTTACCCCTTATTCAAGCCGCTGGCTGGGATGAGGGGATGGTCAACGAAGTAGGCAACCCTTACATCAGCGCAGCGCGGGCGACCATGCTGCGTAAAGCGCTGGACGCCAAGGCGGACGTGGTTGTGTTCATCGACCACGACTTGTCTTGGCGTCCAGCCGATCTTTTGACGCTCATCCAAACCGAAGGCGACGTCGTAGGCGGCACCTATCGGTTTAAGGCCGATGAGGTCAGCTACATGGGCACGATCCACAGCACGCCGGCGGGCACGCCTGTTGTGCGGGCTGACGGGGCCATCCAAGCGCGGCTGTTGCCGGCGGGGTTTCTCAAGGTCACCAAAGAAGCCGTGGACAAGTTCATGACGGCGTACCCTGAGCTGTGCTACGGCGAGAAGTACCGCCTAAGTGTTGATCTGTTCAACCACGGCGCGCACAAAGGGCTGTGGTGGGGCGAGGACTATGCGTTCTGTCGGCGCTGGGAAGAGTGTGGCGGCGAGGCGTGGCTGGTGCCTGACCTTGACCTTACGCATCACAGCGTGGACAAGGCGTACCCCGGCAACTTTCACATGTACTTGCGGCAACAGCCAGGAGGCGATTTATGCCCGTCATCTACTTGAGACATCCCGTCCACGGCGCTAAAGTCGCCACGATGGACATGGAAGCGGAATACGACGAGCGCAACGGGTGGCAGCGCTATACTCCCGGCGTCGAGGACGACCCGGACGACGCGCCGCCGCCAGTGAACGCGCTGGGCCGCCGCCGTCGCAAGGAGGTTCAGAATGGCTACCACGGCGGGTGATCAGATCAACCGGGCGCTGCGGCTGCTGGGCGTTCTGGCAGAGGGCGAAACCACATCCGCCTCCGTCTCGCAGGACGCGCTGACGGCGCTGAACCAGATGATCGACTCGTGGAACACCGAGCGGTTGTCGGTGTTCTCAACGCAAGATCAGACGTTTAACTGGCCTACCAGCACGATCAGCCGCACGCTGGGGCCGTCGGGCGACTTTGTTGGCAATCGCCCCATTCTGCTGGACGACGCGACGTATTTCCGCGACCCGACGACGAACGTCAGTTACGGCATCAAGATCATCAACCAGCAGCAGTACGACGGCATCGCGGTCAAGACCGTCACCTCGACGTACCCGCAGGTTATCTGGGTCAACAACACTTACCCCAACTTCGAGATGTACATCTACCCGGTGCCTACGCGGCTGCTGGAGTGGCATTTCATCTCGGTGTCGGAGTTGTCGAACCCTGCGACGCTGGACACTGTTCTGTCGTTCCCGCCGGGCTACCTGCGCGCCTTCGTCTACAACTTGGCGATGGAGATTGCGCCTGAGTTTGGCGTCGAGCCTTCGCCGCAGGTCGTGCGTATCGCTATGACGAGCAAGCGCAATCTGAAGCGTATCAACAACCCGGATGACGTGATGTCGATGCCGTACTCGCTGATTGCGACGCGGCAACGCTACTCAATCTACGCCGGAAACTATTGATCGTGAAGACGCCAATTCTCGGGTCGTCCTATGTTGCCCGCAGCGTCAATGCTGCGGACAGCCGGATGGTCAACCTCATACCCGAGCTGGTGCCCGAGGCCGGCAAGGAGCCGGCGTTTCTGCAGCGGGCGCCTGGGCTGCGTTATGTGGCCACGGTCGGCGACGGCCCGATTCGAGGGCTGTGGAGGTTTGGCGATTACGTTTATGTGGCTTCGGGCGGCAGCCTGTTCCGCATGGACACCAACTACAACTCGACGTTCCTCGGCTATATCAATGGCAGCGGGCCGGTCAGCATGGTGGACAACGGCACGCAGTTGTTTGTCGCCTGCAACCCTGATGCCTTCATCTACAACAACGCGACCGGCGTCTTCAGCCAGATCACCGACGCCGATTTCCCCGGCGCGGTGACGGTGGGTTACATCGACGGATACTTTGTTTTCAACCAGCCGAACAGCCAGCGTTTCTGGGTGACGTCGCTCAACGACGGCACGTTGATCGACCCGTTGGACTTTGCCAGCGCGGAGGGCAACCCCGACGACATTGTGTCGCTGAACGTCAACCACCGCGAGGTGTGGTTGTTCGGCAACAGCACGATTGAGGTCTGGTACAACGCGGGCACGCCTGACTTCCCGCTGGCGCGGCTAGAAGGCGCGTTCATGGAGTTGGGCTGCCTTGCGCCGTACAGCGTGGCCAAGCTCGACAACAGCGTGTTCTGGTTAGGGGCGGACGCTCGCGGCAACGGCATCGTTTACCGCAACAACGGCTACAACGGCCAGCGCATCAGCACGCACGCGGTCGAATGGCAGATTCAATCGTATGACGTTCTCAACGACGCCATCGGCTACTCGTACCAGCAGGACGGCCATTCGTTCTATGTGCTGACGTTCCCCACCGCCGACGCGACTTGGGTGTACGACGTCAGCACGGGCGCGTGGCACGAGCGTGCCGGCTGGGACGGGACGAAGTTCGTGCGGCACCGCAGCAACTGCCAGGTCAATTTCAACGGCGAGATTCTTGTCGGCGACTGGCTGCTGGGGTTGATCTACGCTTTCGATCCGACGGTCTACAGCGACAACAACGCTCCGCAGCGGTGGTTGCGCTCGTGGCGGGCGTTGCCGACTGGCCAAAACAATTTGAAGCGTTCCGCACACCACGCGTTACAGCTTGATTGCGAGGCGGGCGTGGGAATGTTGGACGCCGAGACGTTTTTGCTATTGGCCGAAAACGACGACTTTCTCATCACCGAAAACGGCGACTATTTGTCGTCCAGCAACTCTGCGCCGGTGTTGGGTTCCAACCCGCAAGTGATGCTGCGGTGGAGCGACGACGGCGGCCACACATGGTCTAACGAGCATTGGGCCGAGATGGGCAAGATCGGTGAGTATTACCACCGCGTGTTTTGGCGCCGTTTGGGCATGACGCTAAAGCTGCGCGACCGGGTGTACGAGATCAGCGGCACCAATCCGGTCAAAATCGCCATCATGGGCGCGGAGTTGCTCGCGTCGCCCACCCGAGCATGACATGCTGCTGGCGCCGCGCACCCCGTCGTCGCGTGACCCGCTGGTCGATGGCGGTCAGCTAACCACACGCTCTTGGTTCCGGTTCTTTTCGCTTGTCCCGGACGCGATTGAGGGGGCTAGCCAGCAGACCACGGCGCTGGTGCAGAACAGCACCGGCGCGACGATTCTCAAGGGCTCCGTTGTTGGTTTTGCCGGTGTCGGCTCCAACAACTACTTGTCAATCTCTAAGTACCTTGCTGACGGCAGCACACCGACGCTGTATATCCTTGGCGTCCTAGCAGAGACGTTGCCTGACAGCGGCTCGGTTGGCCTTGTGCTGACGTGGGGGCCGCTGACGGGCGTGGACACCAGCGCGTTCAACGTCGGTGACATCCTCTACGCCAGCCCGACAGTGGCTGGCGGGTTCACCAACGTCAAGCCGACGGCGCCGGATAACGTCATCCCTGTGGCTGCCGTGCTGCTCAAAAGCGCCACTGACGGCGTGATTTTTGTCCGCCCGACGATTGAGCAGCAGTCGTACTACGGCGAGTTCACACGCACAACTGACCTAGTTGCTGCCGTAAGCAACACTGCTTACGCCATCCCGCTGACTACTACCGAGATCGCCGAAGGCGTGGTGCTGCAAGGCTCGCCGCTGGATCAGATCAAAGTGCCGCAGTCGGGGCTGTATCAATTCACAGTTCGGTATCAGCTAACGTCCAGCAACTCATCACCCAAAGTCGCGCGATTTTGGTTCCGCAAGAACGGCACGTCGGACTACGCCAACAGCACCGCGCTTGTCACAGTGACGGGCAACGGCGACTACGCGACAATCACAGTGTCGGAGTTTTTCTCGCTGGCCGCTAACGACTACATCCAGTTGATGTGGGCGGTAACGGACACTGCGCTGTCACTAGCCGCAGCGGCTGCAACGGGGTATGCTCCGGCTGCGGCTTCGGTGCTGGTCACAGTCACCCAGATTCAACAGTAAGAGGTCGTCATGGCCATTTCGCTTTCCCTCTACGCTGGCGCCGGCTGGCAGTTTTTTGACAACGACGGCGTGCCGCTGGCGGGCGGGCTGATCTACGTTTACGATGCTGGCACGACCACGCCGGCTGCGACGTACACCGACTCCAGCGCGGTCACCAACAACACCAACCCCATCGTGTTGGACAGCGCCGGGCGCACGCCGGCGCAGATTTGGCTGACGGCGGGCAGCTCGTACAAGTTCATCCTCAAGACGTCGGATGGCGTCACCATCAAGACCGACGACAACATCTTCGCGTCCTTTGAGTTGGACAAGGTGGTGGACGTCGCGGTCGGCAAGGGCGGCAACCAGATCGCCACCAACATCGCCGTCGGTGACACGGCGCTGGACTCCAACACGACCGGCACCAACAACACCGCTGTTGGCTATGACGCGCTAACGGCCAACACTGACGGGGTGCAGAACACTGCCGTTGGTTCGTTGGCGCTGGATGCCAACACCGGCGGCGACTACAACACCGCCGTCGGTTACAGCGCCCTGACGACCGCGACGACGGCCAACTACAACACCGGGTTTGGTTACCGGGCGGTGAACGCCACGGTGACGGGCGCGGGCAACACGGGCGTGGGGGCCGACGCGCTGCTGCTGGCCACGGGCGCGAACAACACCGCAATTGGGTATCTGGCGGGCGATGCGCTGACGACCGGCAGCAACAACACGATCATCGGTCACGGCGCGGATGCGTCGAGCGCGACGGTCAGCAACGAGGTGACGTTGGGTAACGCGAGCGTGACGTCGTTTCGCATTCCCGGCCTGACGCTGACGTTCAGCGTCAAGTATTTCAACCACGGGACGCTGACGGTGGCCACGCTGCCGGCAGCCGCGACCGCAGGCGCGGGCGCGCGGGCGTTTGTCACGGACGCCAACGCCACGACGTTTGCGTCCATCGTCGCCGCAGGCGGCGCGAACGGCGTGCCGGTCTACAGCGACGGCACCAACTGGCGAATTGGGTGAGGTGAAGTATGGCCACTAGCAAACTGTTTGTAGCGCCGGTTTACGGTCGCTTATCTGTTGAACAAATACCAGGATCAAATCAGTTCTATAACAAAGACACTGGTCTAGTTTATAACGCCGATCAAATAGACCGTATTTCTCAGCGCGATCCCGAAGGTTTTTATTATGTAACCACAACTGTCAAACCAAACCAAATTGCTTTGAATGATCCGGCGAGCGCTGGGCTTGCCGAAATTAAATACGATTCCGAAGGGTCTATTTACCGGCCAACGTCTCTTTACGACGACGTTTGGGGAGAACTTGCGCAAGCACAGGGCATCACGCCTACAAAAACTATTACAACAGGCACGGGAGAAGACGCAACGTCTATTTCGTTTATCAACCCAGATTTTGTTAACTACGTTAAGGAGCAAAAAGCCACCGGGCTGGACGTCTCTGTTAAGGGTACGCCGGGGCGGCGATACTATTACGATGTCGCCATCACGCAAAATGGACAGCCTGTCAACGAGCCCAAGTCTATTAAGTACGGGCAAAGCACTTGGAGCACTTTTACCGAGGCTATTAAAGATATAGGCCCGATTATTACCACGGTTTTGACCGCTGGCTTCGGCGCGCCTTTGGGGGCGGCGCTTGGCGCGCCGGCGGGTTCAGCAGCGGCTAGCGCGTTGGGCGGCGCGGCTATCGGTGGCGGTGTTGCAGCGTTTGGTGGCGGCGATATTGGCGATATAGCTAAGAGCGCTTTGCTGGGTGCTGCCGGTGGGTACGCCCAGAATGCTTTGGTCGGCGACGCAACTGGTGGCGCGGGTGTTGCAGAGGGTATGGCCCCTGGCGTGGTGGCGCCAGCAACGCCCGCAGAGCTTGCGGCGGTCAACGCGCTGACTCTACCGCCCCCGCCGGTCGATTACAGTCTCGCCAGTGCGCCTCCTGTTGCGCCTCCTGTTGCGCCTGCAGCGGTCGATTACAGTCTCGCCAGTGCGCCTCCTGTTGCGCCTCCTGTTGCGCCTCCTGTTGCGCCTGCAGCGGTCGATTACAGTCTCGCCAGTGCGCCGGGGGCTAGCGCGGGGCTTGTGCCCCCGCCACCAACTACTGGTGCGCCGGGCGCAATTGATTACAGTCTGGCCACGCAGCCCGTCTACGGTACAGGTGCGGGGCTCGCGGCTGGCACTGCACCGATTGTTGGCACGGGCGCGGGGTTGGCCTTGACCCCTGGCGCGTCTCCTGCGTTAGGCGACCCGACGTCGTTTGTCAACACCATGACCGCGCCTGCAGCAGCGGCAGCCGCCGCGCCTGCCGTGTCGGCTGCTGCGCCTGCGGCAGCCGCCGCCCCCGCCGCCGCGCCCGCCGCCGCAACGGGAGCCTCATCTATGCTTCCTGCTGCAACCGACAGTAGTTTTTGGGCGCCGTTAATTACAAGCCTTGCGTCGCTTTACGGCGCATCGCAGGTAACTAGCGCATCTAAAGAAGCCGCAGAGATCGCGGCTGCGGCGAGTGACCGTGCAATTGCCCTTCAGAAAAAAATATATGATGAAGGCGTTGAGCGACAAAAAGATTGGTACACCGCTGGCAAAAATGCGCTTGCAAAAATAGAAACTATGACCGGCGCGATGCCGCCGGCGTTTACGGGCCAAGTGGACCTGACCCGCGATCCGGGTTATGCGTTCCGCTTAAGCGAGGGGTTGAAGGGGCTTGAGCGCAGCGCGGCGGCGCGGGGCGGTCTGATGTCTGGCGCAACAGGCAAGGCGTTGACGCGCTTCGGTCAAGAGGCCGCGTCGCAAGAGTACACCAACGCTTACAACCGAGCGGTCACCGAGTACAACGCGCTGCGACAGCGTGAGGCCGAGGAGTACAACCGGCTGGCGGGTATAGCTAATGTAGGTGGCACCACGGCTCAACAACTTACGGGGCTGGGGCAAACTTACGCAACAAATGTCAGTAACCTTGCGACGCAACAAGGCAGCACGGCGGCCAACGCGCTGTTGAGCGGCGCGGCGGCGCGGCAGTCGGCGTATGGTGACGTCGGCAAAGCGTGGGGCCAGTATTTCGCCCCGCAGCCGGTGATCAACTATCTGGGTGGGAGGCCGTATGGCGGTTGACTTTAGCATCCTCGCTCGCGTCCCGACCATCGGGTCGCAGATCATGGCCGGCCAAGAGGCTGGCCGCGAAGCCGCCGCCCGCAACATGCTGCTCCAGCAGCGGGCGTTGGAGTTCCAGCAGGCGCAGGAAGAGCGTAAGCTGGCTATGGAAGAGCGGCGTATGCAGCGCGAAGCCGCTGCAGCGCAAGTCGCTCGCCGAGGCCAGTTGGCGCAACTGCTGCGGCAGTCGGGCATGGACCCGTCGGACATGCAGTCCGCTACGCAGTTTTACGCTGCCGCGTTGGAGGCTAACGAGCCGACTGCTATCGCTGCCGCCAAGGACTGGCTGTCGCTAGCGCGGGAAACTGCGCAGTCGCGCGCGGCGGGTGCCGAGTACCAAGGCATCATGGGCGGCGGCGCGCCAGCGCCAGCGCCGGCGCCGATGGCCACACCGATGGTTGCGGCACCCGCGCCTATGGCTCCCGCGCCTATGGCTCCCGCTCCTATGGCTCCCGCTCCTATGGCGGCGCCGGAACCGCCGCCGTTTGGCGCTCGTGAAACTTATGGCGCGGGCGAGGTCAGCCCTGGCGGCGCGGTGTCGTTTGCTGTGGCGCCGCCGCCCGCGCCGATGGCACCGGCTGGCGCCAATATGCTGGCGCCCCAAGCTCCCGCTGCGCCGCCCGTCAATCAGCTAGCCGCAGCTCCCGCGCCTGCACCGGTTGCCGCGCCCACACCTGCACCGGCCAAGGACGACGCTGCCGCCCTGCGCGCTGAGGCCCAACGACTTGAGGCGCAACAACAGCGTCTGCGGCAGTCTGGATTCAAGGCCAACCAAGAGCGCGCTAAAGAGTTGGACAAGCCGATTGAACGGCTGTACAAGCGAGCGGAAGACGTTGAGAAAGCCGCCAAACCAGCCGAGGTGCCCGTCGATTTGCGAATGATGGACGCGCTGGGCATCCCGCGCACGGAAGCCGGGTTCGCTAAATTTAACGAGTTGAAGCAGCGCCCCGCAGCGATGTCAGCGTTGTCGCGTCTGATCGACGAGCGTGACCGGCTGCCGCCCACTGACCCGAACCGCAAACTGTACGACGAGGCTATCAAGAAGGCGACGACGCAAGTCGAGCCGGCTAAAGTTGAAGTCAAACTGCCGCCGCAACCGCGCAAAGAACAAGAGGCGCGGGGGACGATGTTGGTTGAACAGTACAAAGACGTGTCAAACGCCGCGCGGCTTGCGACTCGCACGTTGCCGACTCTGGAAACGCAAGAGCGTATTTTGGACGCCGGTTTCCGCACAGGCTTTGGTGCTGAAGCCCAGAAAGCCGGCGCGTCTCTTCTCGCGGCCTTGGGTGTGCCGGAAGCGAAAGAGTACGCCACCAACGCGCAAGCGTTTTCAGCGGCTATGAACCAAGCCGTGTTGCAGAAACAGCTTGAGCAGAAGGGCGTTCAGACGCAGGCCGACGCGGACCGCATCACGCAGACCGGCGCGCAACTTACCAACACTGCGGACGCCAATCGGTTCATCATCGCCGTGGCCCGTGCCCAACTTAAACGTGACATTGCGCAGCGCAACTTTTACGATAAGTGGTGGAAAGACAACGGCACTTATGACGGCGCGGAGGACGCTTGGGCTACCGGCGAAGGCAACAAATCGTTGTTTGAGTCGCCAGAACTCAAGCGTTTTGCTGCACCTGCGCGTCAACCTGCAACCGCGCCTGCCGCCGCGCCTGCGGGCGCTGGGCCGTATAGTGACCCAGACAAAGAACGGCGGTATCGGGAGTGGAAAGCTAAACAGGGGGCGAAATGACCGAACAGGAAGAGTTTGAATTTCGCGCTCGGTTGGAACGCGAGCAAGCCGCGAAAATTCCTGCCTCGGGCATTCCTGGTCCTCGGGCTGCGGCTCCCGCGTCCACAATGGACATCATCACCAGCGCTCCGTACAAGGCAGTGGCGGGCGCGGCGGACGTTTTGTTGACCGCGCCGCAGAACATCGCCAACCTTGCCAAGATGGGTTTTGGTACGGCGGCCACCGCGATGGGGCGGCCTGATCTGGCGCCGGAAGTCACTGCGCCGCGTCAGCCTGTCGCGGAGTTGTTTCAACGCGCAGGGTTGATCCGGCAACCGTCGGGTGAAACGACACCGTTGCAACGTGGGTTGGATGTGGCCATTCAAGGCGCTACAGGCGCGTTGATGGGGGGCGCACCGGCGTTAGGGCGCGCGGCGCCGACGCTGGCCGGGCAAACCCGAGGCGCTGCGGGGCTGGCCACAATGGGGGCGGGCGCAGGCGCCGCAGGGCAGGCCGTTACGGAAGTGACTGGCGAGCCGTTGTACGGCGCGGCGACGTCTATGGCGGTGCCAGGCATGGCCATTTCTCGCGCGCAAGCGCGGCAGGCGCAATTGCAAGCCGAGCAGCAGCGCAACGCCGTGCGTGATCTGACTATTCGCGCAGGGCAGCAAGAAGGCTACGTCACTACGCCGGGCAGCGTCACGCCCAGCACACAGAATGTGCTGGCCGAACGGCTGGCCGGCAAGACGCGCACGCAGCAAGAGGCAGCGGTGCGCAACCAACAGGTCACAGACCGGCTGGCGCGGCGAGCGGTAGGCATTGGCGAGAACGATCCGCTGACGCGCGCCAACATGCAGCAAATCCGCGCGCAAGAGTTCCAGCGTGGGTACGCGCCGCTCAATCAGATCGGGCCGGTGCAGGCAGACGCGCAATTCAACCAAGCGCTTGATGACGTGCTGAATCGCTACCGAGGCGCCGGGCAATCGTTCCCTAACGCTATCCCGCAGCCGGTGGTGGATTTGGTTAACAGCTACCGGGTTGGGCAATTCAGGTCCGCCGACGCAATCGCCGCCACTCGTACTTTGCGCGAGCAAGGCAACGCGAACATATCGCGGGGCGACAACGCGCTGGGGCTGGCGCAGCGCGCCGTCAGCGACGCGCTTGAAGACCAGATCGAGCGCCAGCTTGCGCAGGCGGGCAATCCCAACGCGCAGGCAATGCTGGATCAGTTCCGCGCATCGCGGCAGCGCATGGCAATTAGCCACGCGGTCGAGGACGCCATTGTTGAAGGCGGCGGCTCGGTTAACGCCCGACAACTGGCCAACGACCTGCAGACGCGGGGGCGTTACTTCACCGGCGACCTTGATCTGATTGCTCGTTTTGCCAACATCTCGCGGCCTGTCATGGTGCAGCCCGGCACGCAAGGCACGCCCGGCGCTCAAACTATGCTGGGCGGCATCGGTGGTGGTTTGGGCGGACTTGGCGCCTACACAATGGGCGGTGGCCCAGGCACGGTAGGCGCGGCCACTATGGCGGGAATGTACGCGCCGCAAGCTGTGTCGGCTGCGGCGCGCAACTACCTGCTGTCGCCGTTTGCGCAAGGCCGCGCTATACCGACATACGACCGCGCCGGCGTCAACGCGCTGGCGGGCAGCAACGAAGCGTTGATGCGCGCCATGATGGGCGTGCCGACGTTTACTAACCAGCCGTCCACCAACGCACTTGCACCGTAAACGCCTGCATACGAGGTCGAGCGATGAGTTATGAAGGAGCCGAACGGCGACACGACGCGCTGACGGAAGACAAGGTGGCGTTGATGATCCAAGAGGCGGTTAGCAAGGCGCTGACGTCGCACGAGCAGCACCTGATGCTGCACATGGACAAACAGTTTGATCTGCTGCGCCGCGCCTTCTCCGAAGCCTTCCCCGGCGGCGACCCGCACGGCCATCGCATCGCGCATGAGAAGGCGATTCGCAACGCATCGTGGTGGGACAAGATCAAGTCAGAGGCGGCCAGCAAAACGATCACCGCTGGCCTGTGGGTGACGATGGCCTTCATCGCCGCCGCGATTTGGGAACACATCAAATCGGAGGCACGCAAATGATTGTTCAGGCTCTAAAGTCCCGCACCGTTTGGTTCGCTATTGCGCTGGCGGTGCTGTCGGTCCTGCAAGGGTTCGTGTTGCAGTTGCCGATTCCGGCGTGGGGTCACGCGGTTGTGGGCAGCGTCATCGCTGCCGCTATCGTGGTCCTGCGTATCATTACCACCCAACCGTTGAGCCAGAAATGAACCCACTGATCCTTGGCCCTCTCTTCGAGATGGGCAAGACGCTGCTGGACCGCTTCGTGCCCGACCCCGAGGCCAAGCGCCAAGCCGAGATGGAACTGGTGCGCATGGCCGCCGACGGCGAACTCAAGCAGGTCGTCGCGCAGCTTGAGATCAACGCCCGCGAGGCGCAGCACGCCAGCGTCTGGGTGGCCGGCTGGCGCCCGTTCTTCGGCTGGGCCGGCGGCGCTGGTTTCCTGTACGCCACCATCGGCCAACCGCTGCTGGCCTGGGGCGCAGCGATCAAGGGCTGGCCCGCGCCCCCTGCGCTAAACCTCGACCTGCTGTGGGTCGTCATCACCGGCATGTTGGGCATCGGCGGCTTGCGCAGTGTCGAGAAGATCAAGGGCGTCACCAAGTGATGGACTGGTCGGTCTACAAGCACTTCTCGCGCGGCGAGTTCGCGTGCAAGTGCGGTTGCGGTCGGGCCGACATGCAGCCGCTTTTCCTAGGCCGGTTGCAGGCGCTGCGCATGATCTGGGGCAAGCCCATGATCATCACCAGCGGCTACCGCTGCCCTGACCATCCAGTCGAGAAGGCCAAGGCCACGCCCGGCGCGCACGCCCAAGGCATCGCCGCCGATATCGGCATCAGCGGTGCGGACGCCGTGGCGCTGCTGCGGCTGGCGCTGGACGCCAACTTCACCGGGATCGGGGTGCAGCAGAAGGGGAACGGTCGCTTTCTGCATCTGGATATCCGCGAGCATCCGGCGATCTGGTCGTACTAGCGTCGGCGCGGGCAAGCGCCCAGCGCCAGCCGTCAAGCGCGGCGCGCAGGTCAGCGCGCAGGCGCTCGACCTCATGTTCGAGTTCGGTCATGCGATCCATGAAATGAGGGCAGCGGTGCCCAGACAGACGACAACAACGAAGACGGCGGTGCCGACCATCTCGGCGATAGGCCACTTCATTTCGGGCTCTTCGCAGCCAATCTCAGTGCAGCAAGAAGCTCCTTCGGGTTGGCCTTCGACCTCCGTCCCGAGACGACGATCTCGTTCGTCGTGAACCGATGCAGGTTCGCGCATTCGTACCTCCGGTATGTGTAGCCTACGGCTTTTCGGGTTTCCTTGACCATCGACCAGACGCCGCACTCGGGACAGTTCATTCGATCCGTCCCACCTTGCGCGCCAGCAGCCAGCGGTCGCCGAGGAACTGTATCGAGCGCAGCCATGCGCGCTGGTTGTGACGCTGCGTGCGCTTAGGCGCTAGAGGGTTGCGGTACAGACGGATCGCGGTTCTGAGCAGTTGCATTGCTAATCTCCTTCATGAGTTCGAGGCGCTCTCGGGTTGCACGCAGCGCGGTGAAGCGCTGGTGCAGTCGTTCGACGACGGTGACGCGGCGCTCGCCGTCCAGCTCGGCCAGCAGCGTCGCCTTCACCTCGTCTTCGGACATGGCGTTCAACCGGCGCGTCAGCGCCCGGTAAGAGTTCGGGTGTTTCTGAGTCATTTGAGTGCTTCCATTGCTATGTCAGACAGGCTGCGCTTGTCGCGTAGCGCGGCCAGTATCCGTTCGTCCACGGTGCCCTTGGTCTGCATGACGTAGCACCACACGTCACGCGCCTGGCCGGAGCGGTGCAACCGCCCAACGGCCTGTTCGTAAAGCTCCAGCGACCACGGCAACGACAGCCAGATCATGTGGCAGCCGCCGTGCTGGAGGTTAAGTCCGTGGCCTGCGCTAGCCGGATGCGCCAGCAGCACCTCGACCTTGCCCGCGTTCCAATCCGCAATTGCGCCGTCGGTCTTGACGTCCACGGCGTGCGGGAACCGGCGCTTAAGCGCCATGAGTTCGCCAATGTACTGATACCAGATGATCGTTGGCGCGCGCTGGTTCTCGTCGATGATCTCCTCCAAGCGGTCGAGCTTGTGGTGAGATAGCCAGCGTACGTCTTCGTTGGTGTAGATAAACCCGGCGCTCAACTGCTGCAACTTCTGCGTGACGACGGCAGCGTTCTGCGCGATGGCCTCGGCATCGGGAAACTTCAACACAAAGTTCTTGCGCATCAATTCGTACTCGGTCATGTCCATCTCGACCTCGACCGGCACCGTGTGCAACGGCGGCAGCGTGTCGGCGTAGACGCCCGGCTCCAGCACATAGGTGGCCGGCTTGATGCGCTCCATGACCTGCTCCAGCGCGCCCCGGCGCGGTTCGTATTCGACGTAGTTGCCGCGCAAGAACGAGAAGAAATACTGCTGCTGGAACGCGCCCTTGCTGCGGCCCAGCAGCTTCTGGTCGATGATCTTCACCTGACCAAAGACGTCCTCCAGACCGTTGCTGGTGAAGCTGCCGGTCAGGCCCCAACGGATGCCGATGTCCTTGATGACCTTCTCCAGCGCCTTGAAGCGCTTGCCTGATGGGTTCTTGAGCCGCGTCAACTCGTCGAACACGACGCCAGTGAATTCGCTCAGGTCGTGCTCGGCCAGCCATTGCAGGTTGTCGTAATTGATGACGACGACGTGGGCGTTGCTGTCGTAAAACGCTTCAACGCGCTGTCTGGGCGTGCCGACGGCCACGCGCACCGTAAGCCCCGGCGCCCAGCGAGCGGCCTCGGCTGGCCAGACGGTCGTGGCCACGCGCAGGGGCGCGATGACGAGCCAGCGTGCGCTCATCTGCTTGACTGCCGCGTCCATTGCCACGAGCGTCGCGGCGGTCTTGCCTGCGCCCACGGGCGCCAGCACCATCGCCCGGTCATGTTCGAAGAGGAAGTCGGCGGCGTCTTCTTGGTAGGGTCGCAGCTTAAGCACGGCTGACCCCCCGCCACTGCAGCACTTGGCTGACCCAGCGCGGCACGCCGTAGGACAGGTAGGCCGTGTACGCTTGCAGCGCGCCGTCAGGCGTCATGCCAGACGGCCACCACTGGCGCCCGTCCCAGTAACTGAAGAAGGGAACGTCCTCGCCCCAGCGGATGCGCTGGTAGACGCCGACGCGCGGGGGCGTCTCGGTCGGATAAAACCAAGGGGTCAGATTCATTCCTTCTCCCCAATCCCATGCGCCCGCTCGATGGCGCGGGCAAAACGCAGGCTCCAATCAGGCGACTCGTGGAAATGTGTGCTGTCATCGATGCGTTTTATCTCTTCATCCGTCAGCGGCTTGCGCTGGGGCGGGGCGGTGGGCTTGCAGTTACACGGGGCTTTTCTCGGTGGATCGCACAGCAATAACTGTGTTACTGAAGCGCACCATTTTTCGTGTTCATGCACCGGCTCCTGCACCGGCTCCTGCACCGACTCTGCCAGCGCGGCGCGGAGGGCGGCGATGGCCTCGCCTGTTTTGTCGATTGGCCGCGTCTGTTCAACGTGGTATTCCAACGCCTCCAGCGCCGCTTCAGCGGCTTCGCGTAGTGTGGTCATGTGTTCTTCTCCTTCAGCGCCTGCTCGACGGCGCGGATGAAATCAACGGTGTACGCGCCATACATGATGAAGTTCTCATCGCAGAACGGTTTCATTTCCTCCTCCGTCAGCCCTCGCCACTCGCGGCGGGGTGGGTGGGTGTAGAGAAGATTTCTTCCTACAGGCAGCGGGCAGCGCCAGTCGTCAAACTCTCGATCTCCACCTATCGTCACGTAGATGGACGCCACCGGCTCCTGCTCCGGCTGCTCCAGCGCGGCGCGGAGGGCTTTGACTGTCTTGTTGAGATTGCTTTCCGGTACAAGCCAGAAGCTAGAACTTGCGTTTGTCGCTTTGATAAATTCCAGCGCCTGCTGGGCGGCTTCGCGTAGTGTGGTCATGCGCTCACATCCCTATCGTCCGGCCCCACCAGTTCGGGGTCTAACGTGCCGCCGAACAACAGCGCGATCTCGTCGTACTGAACGCCAGCCGCGTCAAGTCGCTCGCGTATATCGTTGCACCGTTTGCACAACTCAGACGCATGCTCCCATAGCACGCGGCCCTGCTCAACAGTCTTGTTGAACTCTTGCGCCAGCGCGCGGGCTTCTCCATTAGTCATTTCACTACCTCCGCATAAACTAACCACTGATCGACATCCTTCTCGCCGTACAGGCACACATAGTTGCAGCCGAGCTGCTGCACCTCGCGCCGGAACACTTCCTGCAACGGCGTCAGCTTGCCGACTTCCGTCTTCACCTCGACGAACCACACCCGCCCGCCGGGCAGCACGACGATGCGGTCGCTCACGCCTCGGTTGGCTGGCGACACGAACTTGTACGCCTGGCCGCCGATGGCGGTGACGCCTCGGATGAGGCGCTTTTCAATGTCCTTCTCAAGCATGACCGCTCCAAAAAATTTTTCGACACTGTAGTGTGTTGACAGATCGTTGTCAACGGCTATACTGGAGTCCTCATCAATCCAGTGGAGTCCAGTCATGGCACACAGTTCAATCGTCGGCGGCAGCACCGCCAAGCGCGTCATCAACTGCCCCGGCTCGGTGGCGCTCGTCCAGCGTATGCCGCCGCAGGTCGAAAGCAAGTACGCCGCCGAGGGCACGCGGCTGCACGAGGCCGTCCAGCGTTTGCTGGACACCGAGGACACGCTCGGGGTCGTTGCGGACGAGATGTGCCTCGACGATGGCCAGAAGGAAAAGCTCTCCTTTTGCCTCAACGCGCTGGATCAGATCGACCCCAAGCGCGAGATGACTTACGTCACCGAGGCGAAGGTCGAGTTCGAGGGCGTCAAGGCGCTGGAGGGCGTGTTCGGCAGCGCCGACGTCGTGGGCCGCATCGGCGAGCGCTGCGTGGTGTTGGACTGGAAGTTCGGCGACGGCGTGATGGTCGAGGCCGAAGAGAACCCGCAAGGCCTCTTCTACGCCGCTGCCGTTAAGAAGACCAGTAGCCTGCACTGGGCGGCGCAGGGCACGTCAGAGGTCGAGATCATCATCGTTCAGCCGCCGATGGTGCGGCGTTGGGTGACGACTTGGCGGCGCGTCGATGCGTTCGAGCGCGAACTGGTCGAGGCCGTCAAGCTGTCGGCCAAGCCCGACGCGCCTCTGGCCATCGGCGACCACTGCCGCTGGTGTACGGCCAAGCCCATCTGCCCGCAGTTCAACGGCAGCATCGACCGCGTGGTGCATACGGCGCTAAAGGACATCGACGGCGCGCTGCTGGGTGAGGTGCTGCGCCGCGCCGAGGCGCTGGAGTCGTTCATCAACGACGCCCGTACACTGGCCCAGGCGCGGCTGGAGAAGGGTATGCCCGTGCCCGGCTACAAGCTGGTGCCCAAGCGCGCTACGCGCCAGTGGGCGAATGAAGAAAACGCAGCCGCTTCACTTGCGCTGCTGGGCGAAGACGCTTACAAGCGTGAGTTGCTCAGTCCTGCGCAAGCCGAAAAGGTCTGCAAGAAGCAAGGCGTCGCGTTCCCGGCCCATCAGGTCGTGGCCGTGTCGTCTGGCAACACCATCGCGCAGGAGTCGGACCCCCGGCCCAGCGTGGCGGTGATCGGCGAGCAGTTGAAAGCTGCTCTCACTCGTGTTCAGTGAAAGGTATCAATCATGTCTAGTCTTGTTGCATTTAAGTCTGCGGGTCTTCCTTCAGTTCAGTCTCTCTCGACCGCTCTGCGGGTCGCGGCGCAAAACGCCGCGCCTGCCGGTGGCGTGGTGATCCTCAAAATGGATCGCACCGGCCATTGGGTCTTTGGCGCCGATCAGGAAGAGGTGGAGGCCGGCTCCAAGTGGGCCGTTAACCCGTTCTCGTTCCTGCACGGCTACATCGCGTGGGGTGATGGCGTGGTGTTGGCTGAGAAGCTGGCGCCGATGACCGAGCCGCTGCCCGAGGTCGATGCCGCGCCTCCGGGCGCGAGCAAGGGCTGGGAGCTTCAGCTTGGTCTGTCCCTCAAGTGCGTCAGCGGCGACGACGCCGGCATGGAGGCGCGTTTCACGACGACCTCCGTCGGTGGCAAGAACGCCGTGAAGGCGTTGGCGCTGGCCGTGGCCGAGCAGGCTGAGAAGGATCAGTCGCGCATCGTGCCGCTGGTGACGCTGGGCAAGGC